TCATTTGTCAACGTTATAAAAGCTACAGTATTATCTGGATCTGGAAAAGGTCCTACTACATCTCCAGGATAACCGTTGACTATACCTGGTAAATATACGTTATAATATTCTTGCTCTTGTTGCTTAATAACCACTTTGTAAGAATACCAACCTAAAGGATTGTATTTTGAACTTGTTTGATCTCCATTGTATAAACCTGGCCAACCTGTTAATAAATCAGGATCACCAGCGTATAGACCAGTAGTACCTATAGCTTGATTAAATAATACTTTTATTGAATCACCTGTTGAACTGTGAACATTATTATTACCAAGACCTGGAAATGGGTCATAAGGAACATATACAGTAGAGCCTCCATATGAAATACCATCTAGTGTTGATTGAGACACAGCTGATGATAATAGAACAGTAGAAGTTCTACCAAACCTGTCAGATAATAAAACACCAACCTGGTAGTTTCTATTTTGTTTTACTGTGTGTTGAGGGTATTCTACTTCACTAGTGTAATATATAGCTGGTTGAGGATTACCAGAATCAGTTTCTGAACTTATATTAAAAGTATTTTTTGCAGTAACACCAACATTGTAATTTAATGCTTCTGGTGGTGTATGTTGTGTTTGAAAATTACTATAAACTATTCTATTACTTATTATTTCTTGACCTAAAGCCTTAACTGGAACTTTATCATAAACTCTTATTAACTCTTTTTCAGGTAGTGTTTTGTAAGGTTTAGCACCTTGGTAGTTATAGACTATTTTATTTTCAGTACCACTTAAGCTTTCAACTTGAATAGTATCAACAACTTGTACAGCTAAAGCATCTGATTCTTTATATAATATATCAATTTCTATTATTTTATATTCACTATACAACTGGTTAATAGTACAAGGTAACGGTATTTGTAACAATATATTATTAACTTGATTTTCCATAAAAGAAACAATTGTGTTTCTATATGCTGCGTTTTCATCTTTAGTGTTACCAGTTGGTGTTGTTGCATTTAAAAAATATCCATCTTGCTTAGGGATAAAAGCTATTTGAGTAAATGGTGCAAATATAGAGTTTTCTCCATCATCAAATCTAAACCTGTAACTAAATCTTACAAATTTATCTTCTAAAAAATCTGGATCACCTGGATAATCAGTTGTTGTTCCGTTAGATGTTTGAAAGGTAGGGTTTAAAGTTACACCGTCTGGTGCATACCTACTAGTTGCATCAAACATACTAGAAAAACTTATACCGTTTGATCCAAAATTACTATTTACATAAAATATTAATTCGGTATTAGCGGCTATAGTTTGTGCGCTACTTAGTGTTATAACACCTGTATCTTCATTATATGAAACTATAGTTGGTAACGGAGCTGTTGCTCCAACCCAATCAACCGTGGCACCAAAAGTAGGTAGTCCAGATAAGGTTTTTTTGTCAATAGTAACATTAACGCTTGTTGTAACAGCTGTGTTATTTAGTTTAGCTGAACCCCATTTTTGAAAATACAAGTCAATAGGTTGATAAGGATTATATGTTGCAACAGATATTTGATCTTCTGTTGTGTAATATCCATTTGAAACTTGACCTGTAGCGCCAGCTAAAGCTCTATTTATATTTATTTTTCTAGGTTGATTTCTATTATCTGTCCAAAATAAAATACCTTCTAAAAAGTTTACGCTTAAAACAGGATTTGTTGTAGAAAAGTTTAAAAAAGAACCAGTAACTAATATTAAAGACTCTTGATTTAATATATTGTATACATATATATAGTTTTTAGCATCTTTATTATAAGTTGTAGCAGTTTCAAAACCTATATCAGTATAATCTGTTAAAAATATATATATATCATTAGAAACACCATCTGTAAAAGTACCTATTGTTTTTAATTGACAGTTACACTGGCTTATTAATTTAAAGTCTACAAGTTGTTGGTTACCTAAAACATTTTCTAACGCTCCAACGTCGGCACCTTCTGATCTGCTTACTTGTATATTAACCCCTTCACGATATTCACCATTAGGTAATAACCTGGCATCCAGGTCTTTATTCATTTTGGATTTTATAAAAGCATTTTTAACTTCTGCCATTTAATTTAGTTTTTAAGCCACTTAGATTTACCTCTCATTATCTGAATAAACTCATTAGATTTTATGTTAGATAATCTTATTTTTGCATTTCTTAATTTTGCACTTTTTTCTCTTCGTAATCTTTGCACAACGTACTCTGGAACTTGTATTCTAGAAGCTAAAATAGCATGCATGATATAAGCATACACAGCTTCTTCAGCTAATTTAGGCACTTGCATTTCACTATCATAAGATAATCCATCTGAAATATATTCTAGTATTATTATTTTATCTTTTAAATCACTAGAAAAAGACATTTTACCATCTCTATCATTTATAGTAAACCAACCATTTACTTGAGCTAGTTCAGGTTGCATACCATATCTTTGACCATAGCCCATAAGACCACCACCATAAATACCCCACAAACCATCTGAAATTAATCTTCCTGTTATCTCTTGTCTTATAGCGTTTATTGTTTCAGGATTTTGTGAAGCCCATCTTTCTTCAGTTATAGATGTACCAGTAATGTCTTGACCTTCATTATCTTGTGTTGGAACACCTTCAGCGTCTTGTATTGGTTTAGTATAAGGATTACTTGTTAAAGTTGTAGGATATATTATGTGTTTAACACCGACATCATCAATCCAAGACACATTAACATAGTTAACATAGTCTTGAGGTAAAGCAACACTTAAATTATATGGTACAGTTAATTCTTGAGAGTGAATACTTCTTAAAGTATCATAACTAAACTCTTGTAAAGCTCTTTTAGCGTGAAAAATTACATCTGTTTTCTTAACACTTGAAATCATTTTACCTTCACCAACATAAGCAACAAGAAAATTGTTTACTATATCCGGTATTTTTATGTAAGAATAACTATTGTAATTTTCTTCAACAGTTGTTCCATAAGCATCTTTATTACCAAACTCACCACCAGTCTTACTTAGTAACTGTATAACAACATATGTACCAGCAGCAACTCCTGCTCCAAATGTAATTGTGCTATTTGACACAGTATAAGCATTGGTAAATTCTGTAAAACTACCATTAGCCCCAGTAGTACTAGTATATAATCTAAAATTGTTATTATTGTACAAAGCACTTGTTGGATCATTACTTCCAAAAGTAAGATCTGTATTAAATGTTGTTTTAAATACAGTTTGATTAAGTGTTGCAACTATTATCTGTGTTCCAGCATAATATTGAGCATTTGTTTCATTTATTAATCCTCCATTTGGTGTTGCCATAATTTATTAACTTTTTTCGTTTTGTTCTTGTATAGCAGATTCTTGCATAGCCGCTTGTACTATTTGAGGATCTCTTATTATTATACCAGCGTACATTAATATATCTATTATTAATTTTGTTTGTTCTGATTCATGTAGTTCAAAATTTACAGAACCAGTTGAATTACTAGTAGTTAAAGCTTGTGAGTTATATATGTATTGACCTAATGAACCTACTGTAAAACCCCAGATAGGTGTTAAAGGTTTTCTAATAAAGTCAACTTGTATTTCACCTATTGTGTCTATAGTAATTGGTTTTACAAAAAGTTTTTGATTTTCATATAAATATACTGGATAAATTTTAGTTGGTCTGGTTAATTTAGATCTGTCTATGTGATAAAACTCGGTACGATCAACTCTTTGAAGTTGTATTTCGTTGTTATATAAAACAGTACCTAATCTGTAAAAGGGAGTATCAGAAGTAGAAGATACATCATTTCCATATATGTCTACGCTAGGTAGCACCCAATAACTAGTTAATCCATCAGCTGTTGAAGCAGGAACAGCATTACCTGTAGTTTTAAATATTGCTAATTTTTCATCTAAGTTTTCTACTCTATCAGCATAATCAGTATTAGTTTGTGGCACACGTACTTGTTGATTCATATCTTCAAAATACTTTTCAAATATTTCAAGTTGTACCTGATTACCAATATTGTTAAATTCAGTAGGCGTTAAATAACCTCTCTGTTCTTTGTTTAATATTAGTAAAACTGTTTGATATACAGTATTTACGTTTATAGCCATTTGTTATTTTTATTATAATAAAGGAGGCATTACACCTCCCTTATTAGTATTACATGTTAAGAGAATTTTTTCTCTATAGATTTGTATACATCTAAACCTTCATCTGTTTTAAAGAAAGAAGCCATAGCAGCATATGGGTGTTCATCAAATGGAACAGTCATTAGTTTTTTACCGTTTGATTTCCATTTAAATGTTCTTTGATCATCCGCTAAAAGTATAATACCAGCCTCTGTTGCTTTTATAGCAAAATTTCTTAACTGTACATTATCGTCTTTAGCTAAATCTAAGAACAACATAGCATCACTTTTAGCAAATATAAGTAAATCTCTTTTTATTTCCTTAGAACTCATCTCTGACACCTTAGAACCCATTTCAACTCTTAATATAGCTTCTGCCTCGTCTATGTTTAAATTTCTAGCAAGGTTTAAAGCATCTATTTCTAGTTCTAAATCTAATAATTCATCTTTAGCTTCTTCTACAATATCTAACTCTCTGTATTTAACATTTTTTAAAGGATGATAAAGTGATAACACTTGTTGTAAAGCTTGGAATTTCTTTTTAACAAACAAACTTCCGTCTTTAAATATTATATGACCTAGTGTTGCTTCACCTTTTTGTTCGTCTTTAAATGGTGAATTTTGATTAGTAGCATATCTTATCTCTCTTTGCTCATTTTTAACTTCATCGTACCACAGTAAAGGTTGTCTTGCTGTGTGCTTTGAAGGTATTCTGTATGTTAAAGGGGTAGTATCACTTCGTAAAAAGTAAGTTCTATCTTTTATTTCCCAACCGTTTGATTGGATTTTGTTTTGTTTTTTCATGATATAATATAATTAAATAGTTAAAAAGTAAAGTAAGGGTGCCCGAAGACACCCTTTCTCTACACTGATATTAAAGTCCTTGGAATAATACAAAGTTGTTAGCAGCTTGTACAACTAGACATCTTTCAGATAAGAAGTTAACCTCCATAGCATCAAGATTTGAAGTCATAGCACCACCAGCAGAACCAGTTAACCAAGATTTCATACGTCTGTCTTCTGTTTGAGAAGCTCTATAACGAACGTGTAAAAATGGTCGTCTGATATTTGTTCCTAAGATTTGATCGTAAACTGTTGAAGTTCCAGCAGGAATTAAAACACCTTCGATTGAAGAAACACCTGAAACAGCACCACGAGTAGAAGCGTCATTTAAGTATTTCCAGTCAGTCTTATAAAAGTCATATGATCCTCTTCTGAAACCACTGAATCCTAGATTCAACGCCATTTCTTCAGAGTTCTCAAATAACCCATAAGCAGTACCACCCTGTGATCCAGCAGAAACTAATGAAAGCATATTATCAAAGTCTAATGAAACTCCTCTTTGTAGGAATAACATGTTTTCTTCAATAGCTCCCTGAGTATCAAGATTCTTAAGTATTTCATCAAAATCATCTAATCCAGCACCAGCATCAAAACCTACTTCAACGTTACCTCTTGCATTGATAGCAGAGAATAAACCTTGAGTACCTTTAAATCCAGCAGCAGAAGCAGATCCAGCACCAGCTCCTGAAGCTAGTTCACCTTCAACACATACCATTTCTAGATAGTCTTCAAAACGTAGTCTTGTTTCAGACTCAGCTTTTAAGTACCATAAGTAACCAGTAGTTCCGTCTTCAGTAGCAACTTCAACCCAACCGATTTGAGCCATATCTGATCCGTTTATTGTATAAACGTTTCTAATAATAACTGGTGAGTTAGCAAATTGTGTGAAAGCAGGATTAATAGTAATTTGAGGCTGTAACTGGTTGTTTGCCGCTAAAGCTCCAGCACCTGCGTTTGCAGTAGCCGCACCTTTAACAAATTCTGAACCATATACAAATATCTTAACTGTAGGTCCTAATAAAGCAAGAGTTGCAGTTAAATATGGAGCAACAGCTAAAACACCTGTACCAGTGTTAGACGCAGTTACAACACACTTAGCTTCATTCCCTAAACCATCTAATACTACAATAGTTTGACCTGGACTTATAACGTTTCTTGTTACACCCGGTGCTGTTGGAGCAGGAATTGTAATACCATTAACTCCGTTATTTGCACAGCCATCATATGCTATATGTAATCTGTTTTGTTCTGACCAAATAACTTGATCGGATGTCATAGGCATTTCTGCACCTACCATACGTAAGAAACCTGATAACGTTCTGTTTCCATAACGCTCTACTTCTTGTTCATATACTTCTGGTAGATATTGCTGTGCAAAATCATTTACACCACCTGTGTTAAACTGCAGGTAGTTGTTGGCTAATAGTTGCTGGTTAGGAGCAGGAACTATCGAGCCAAATTGTGGAAAAATCGACATAATTTATTGTTTTTTTAGTTAAATGTTTTTCTTTTAATTTTTAGTTTTGAAGAATCAAGTCCACTCATTGCTTTAACTTTCAACCCGTTTACAAATATTTCACCTGTATTAGTTTTTCTAGGTTCATTACTTATATTTTTAGACTTAGCTAATTGATCCTTAATAGCATCAGTTTTACCTTGTTCATAAAAATGTTGAGCTAAAGTATCTGCATTTTGTGCTGTATATAAAGCTTTGTGATACTCTTTGTGCTTAATTATTTCTCCTTCTTTATTAAGAAACTTTCCTATAAAATTTGAAATATCACTTTGATTATCAGCTACACTAGAAGGATCTTTAATGTTATATCTAAATTTTTTATCTCCTACATTAAAATCAAAACCTTTGAAATCTTTGTTTAAAAGTTTTTTAGATACACCTTTAAATTCTTCTCGTCTTTTACTATACAGTTTTTGTTCTTCGTTGTGTCGGTTAACAAAATCCATAGCTTTTTGTTGCTCTTGGGTTACTCCGGGCCTCAACTTGATTTCCTCGTAATATTTACCTTTTAAGCTTTCCAAATAGTTTTTGGCTTTTGCAACTTCTTCTTTATACGCAAGTTTTTTCTTTCGAACGTCCCTTGCTTCATCTAATTCCTCGTCAAATGAAAAAGAATCTTCTATTATAAAAGATCTTTCTTCAGTATCTAAATGAGGTTTAGCTGCTTTGTAATATTCATGTAATAGAGAATCGGTACTTATATTACTATAATCACGATTTAACCGGGCGTAATCTTGTACATCACCACCAGTTTCTTCCATAAACTGAACTAATTTTTCTATATTTTCAGGGAGTTTTTGTGTTTCAACTTCCTTTTGTACTTCTTTTTGTTCTGATACGGTAGGGGTAACTTCAGCGCTTCCTGCCATTCCGCCCTCGTTAGTGTTATTTGTTTCATCAGTTATTTCTTGTATAGGCGAATCAGTGTCTACTATTTCTTCTTCGGTGGCCCGTATTTCTTCAACCACTGCTTTGCTGTCTTCACCGTCTTGTTGTTTTTCGACAATAGCATTGCTATCATTTGTCTTTTGTGTTTGAACGGCATATTTTTCTTCGTCTTTTTTATTTAAAACTACTTTATGTAATTTTTGATCTTGAGGTTCGTTAAGATCTTTCATTTTTTTAGCAGATTTTATCTTAAACTCTCCTTCTGTTTTTGTAGGAGTAGTGTCTACTACTTTAATTTCTGGTTCTTTTATTTTTGTTTCTTGTTTTTTTGACATAATATGATAATATAAAATTAATAACTATTGTTAGGAACTAAATTGTTCTAATCCAAATCCTTCTGATGAATCATTTTCTGATTCAAAATCTGTAGGTAAAAGATCGTTTTGTCTTTGTTCAATCATTTTACTTTGTTGTGTTGCTTGTATTCTTGTTCGTTTATCTTTACGATCTTCAATTTCAGCCTCTCTTGTTGTTTCACGCCCAGCCTCCATTTGAGCTAGTTGTAGTTGATATTGAAACTCTTCCGCCATTAATTGCTTTTTAATTATAGCTTCTTGTTCCATCCTTTCAATTTCAAATTGAGATTTAGCTTGTTCTATCTGTATTTTTGTTTGTGCTGTAGCTTGTTCTTTTTGAACATCAGCTAAAGCAGCAGCTTCAGATGATTTTTGGTTTGCTTCGCCTTGTGCTTGAATATTTTCTATCTGTGCGGCTCTATCAGATTGTTGTTTTTTCTTTTGCTTTAACTTAAGCATTTGATTAGCAAGTTTAATGTTTGATATTTCTCTTAAATCTATTGCATCTTCTAATCCAATATTACCCGACTGTAATGCCACTTGTATACTTTTTTCTAATTGAGCTTTTTCTTCTTCATCTGGTTCTAGTTCTAAGAATATACCAAAATCATGTATATGTAAATCTTCTATTTCTTGTAATGTAGCTGTATTGAAATTATTCAAACTTCTAATTAATGAATCTTTAGTAAGAGGAAATTGTAACATATCAGACACCCTCAAGCTTATATTTTCACATGTTCTAATAGTCATATACATTAATGATTGTAATATATGTCTTGTTGCTGTATTTGAATTAGCAGCTGCTAGTTTTTGTAAACCTACTAGAGCATCTTTATCTGGAGTACTTCCATCTCGCGCTTCATTTAAACCGGTTACATCTCTTATCATTTGTAAATAATATTGATAAGTTTGTATCATTGATTGTATTTTAGAAATACCTGATGAACTTTGTAATTCTTGTATTGGTATTTTACCTCTGTTTGGATCACCGTCTTGAGTTAAAGATCTACCTACAATACTACCAGTTTGAAAATACATATTTAATGCCTCTGAAGGATTATAATTAGTTCCGTTACCTAAGTCAACTTCAGATAAACCATCAGCATCAACATAAACACCATCTGGAACTATACGTGTTAATACTTGTTGTAATTTTAAATGTGTTAATTGAATCATATCAGCAAATCCTATTGTTTTACTAACTATAGATTCAATACGACCTTGATACATACGTGGCGCAGATAATATATAATTCATATTAACCTTTGTTGTATCAGCCATAGGTCTTGTCATGTTCTGTGCTAATTTCCACTCTAATAAAGTATCTCCTAATCCTAAAACCTTAGCTCCAGTGTATAAAACTTCTATTGACCTTGATGCTCTTTCAAAATTATCATTTTTAGGAGGATTAAACGTATCAGGTTTTTCTATTATTTTCTCTAAACCTTGTTCAGTTTGTTTTATTTTAAATACCTGATCATGATATGTTTTATATTCAAAAAATAATACTTGAATTTGATCTTGTTGATTTTGTCCAAAATAGCCATTTTGATAAGAATTTCTACCAGGATATTTTTGTATTTGTTCTAATTCAGGATCAGTTAAATTAGGAAATTGTCTTTTTACTTCTGATAAAGATAAATTCTTTACTTCACCTACGTAGTATAAATCTTCAAAGTTAGGGTTTTCAGTAAAAGACCAAACCATATTAGCTGGGTTTACATATTCTGTAGTTATACCTTCTGATAAATTAAAGTTAGTTTTACAAGCACCTATACCTAAAACAGTTAAATCATATGCAATTTGTTTTTTTACTTCATCAAATTTATTATAATTTAGTATTTTTTCTATTACTTCTTCTTCTGCTATTTCAATACTTTGCTTGTAAGATAATTGCATGTATAGGTCTAGCTCTTCTGGATTCTCAGGTAATGTTTCAGGACTTGATGAAGCATAATAATTTCTACCTGTCTGTGCTGTTAATTGTTGTATGCTAGCTTTTTGTGTTATATCTCTAAGTGCTGATTCAGCATAATTAGTTCTAGTTTTTATACCAAAAGGATCAACAGCAAATGATTTTATTTCATAACCTCTTTCAGTCATACCATTAACAACTATATCTACAAACTTAGATAATACTGGCACTGGTTTCCAGTCTAAATTAAGATAAGATAAATCACCATTTATAGCTAATTCATCTTTGTATTTTTGCACAGGCTGTTCACCTCTTGCATATAATCTTAATCTATTAAAGTTTTGAAAATTATCCATAAACCTATTCTGTCCACTGCTATTTCTAAACCACTCATGCTCAATAGCTTGAGCAACAGCTAAGCCATACTCAAAAGAACTTTTCTCTTCTTCAGGTACTACCTGATCTGGAAAACTGCTGTTATAGTTAATGTTAACCATTTATTTTCATTATTTTTGAATTTACTCCCTCATTATCATATCTTTTAAAACTTAAAGGAAGTTTTGATATTGTTCTTTGTGCGTTAGGTGCATATCTATTTTTATTACATGCCATTATAGCTAATCCAGAACTAATAGATGCATCGTGTTTAGTTCTATTATTTATATTAAATGTAGCCCAATCTTCTAATGTTTTTTGAAAATACATATTACCGTGTCCTTCGTTTGTAACACCTACAAAGTGTTCTATGTAATCTTCAATTGCAGCCGCGTGAGCTTGTTTAATATCTTCACTACTATTAGGTATACCTCCTATTTCTCTTTCAGTTACAGATAGTTTATTATAAACTTTATCTGGCCTATTTATAGAATATCCCCTGTATCCTCTTCTTTTTAGGTAATATAGCAATCTTGGTTTATTATTTTCAGCCAATATAGGCATTCCGTAAAAAACTAATGCCATTAATACATCTTCAAAAAACATCTCTGCTGTTTGTGGTCTTGCTATGTATTCTAAGAAAAAAGCATTAGGAGGGACATCTTCCATTGAAAACTTAGTTAAACCGTGCAATGAACCATTAGAACCTCTACCATCTACTGTTCCGGAAATATCATAAGAGTCACAGCCAAAAGCTCCAGTGTGATCATTGCCTGGATACTTTATACCATTTTTTAATAAATATTTATTTTGTAATTCTACGGGTGGTATCCAAGAAATAAAAAATCTTCCATTTTTATTTGGAAAAAATACTACTCTAGTATCTTTAACTCCATTTTCCCAACTAAAACTACCTTGTGTTACAACGTTTGTATTTTTTAAATCTTCATTATAATCTATTTGTTCATAAATTTTACTTAGATTAAATAAAGATTGTTTTGCTTCATCTCTAAAAGCATGTTTTTCTGTTCGTGGAAACTGACGATAAAATTCATTTAAACCGTCTTGATCATTTTTTAAACCTTCAACTTCATTCTCCCAATGTGAGATAACTCCGATCTGAATCTTGGATCCATCAATGCTTTTGACGGGTTTTTTTGGAGTGTCGAATACAGGAAATCCATGAGTATCAATGTATCCTTCGTAATTCCATTCCATAGGTATGAACAAACTATATAGTCCTGAGTTAGTCTGACCATTTCGGTTTCTTTTTGTAACATCTGATGCATCATATAACTTTTTAAAATTAGCTCCACCTTTATCAAGTGCATTAGAGGTTGAACCCATCATACACCTACCAATTATTCTACTACCTAATCTTAGCGTTGTTTTCGTGACCCTCCAGTTGTTGAGGATATTGTCCGGCCTTTCCCATTTGCCT